CATTTCGTGTAAACTATACAAATAGTCAACTGCTTCTTTGGCACCTGCATATCCTTTATTAAAGATATTATCTTCCAGATGCTCTAAGTGAGTATTCTTACCCTCTGCTTCTAAGATAATTTCTTTTACGAAACTTTCAGTAAGGTCTACAAATTTCATATCTAGTACTGTAAAGGGTTTCCATCAGCGCCTACTAATGTTGATGTTCTTTTCTTTCTAGGGGGTGTCTGTGGTGCCGATCCTGGTGTGGGTGCTTTTGCCTGTGAAAGTTTTGTTAATCTATCTGCTGGTATAAGGAAAGGATTTGGGTTTGTATCTGATTTTACTTGATAAAGTTCTGGTCTTTCTTTACTTTGCCCTAATACTGTTGCCATTACCTGCTTGCCTTTTGATGTTCTATGATTGGATACAAAACTTACTTTATCGCCTTTCTTTAATCCAGGTCCAGGAGTTCCCGGAGTCTGTTTAACAGGTTTTTGAGTACCGCCAAGTGCTTTTGATAATGCATTGTATCCTTTTTTCAACCCTCTTCCTACCATCTTAAGTCCACCTGCCACTGCATCACTAGGCATATCAATTCCGTATCTTCCAGCGGCCGCGGCCGCTTTTTTTAGTACTTTTCCAGGAGTTAGTGGATCACCATAAGTATCTGGTGCTAATCTTCCTCTGCCTGGATTTTTGCCGGCCTGCTTATTGACTTTTGCTTGTTGCTTTAGAAGTGCTTTTGCAAGGGTATTATATAAGGAATTGGATTTACCAATTAATTCTTTTTTGCCGGGAAGATACCAGGATCCTGCATTTTTATCCCATACATATTTTTTACCGTCATAAGTAGCATCACCGTTATTAGCAAATGTTACGCCTTTAAAAGGCCAAACTTCCTTTAGCCTAATTTCTTCAGTAATAATATCATTAATTAGCATTTTTATTCTCTTTTTGGGATTCTTTGATAATTTTACCAATACCTCTGGAGAATTTTTTGCCATCGCGGCCTTTTATGCTATTGACTAACCTGTTTTGTAGGTCTTTTGCAGTTGCTTCATCATAGTATGTATCAATCTGTTCTAATAAACTGATTGCACTAGCAATTACATGTTCGCCTCTATTAGACACAACATGGTCTCGATCTCTGTCGACAGAAATCTGATTTAGCTCTTCCAATATACTACGAGTTTTACGCACAATATCTCCAATTAAATTGTATAATGCTATTTATCACTATTGATCGTTTTTCTTAAAAAATTCTCTCATGTTCATAGCACCTGAAATAACATCTTGTGCTTCAGGTTCTTCTGCTTTTATAGAGTTACTGCGTTTTAGTTGATCTACTAAGTTAGACGTTGTTACTGTCATTGCATCTTCATCGCCTTCTTCTAAATCTTCTATTCTTAATGTGTCAGGATCAAACTTTAAGTCTACTTTTGTGCCTACACCACTACTAGAACGTGTTTTCATAAACTGTATTTGATATCTACCTTTTTCTCGCATAGCATTACTTGTAAAAATACCCACAACATTATCTGCTGTTTGTATTTTACTAATACCACCTGCAATATGATGATGATCAAATTCTATTTCTTCTACTGCTCCTCTGTTTAACTGAGAGGCTGTTACAAATAATAAGTCTTTTTCCATTGCTAAGTTACGCAACTCTTCAGATACATATTTGTCTTTAATAAACAAATCACTGCCACTTACTTTAGCACTGATAGGCATCATCAAATCCAAGTAATCTACAAGCAAACAGTCTACTTTTTCACCACATGATATCTCATACTCACGTAAAAATACTCTTATGTCATTACAATTAACACCGTTAGGCATTTGTTTAACACGGAATCTACCTGCACCTTTGGCTTTCATTCTAACTTTCAAGTCAACATCTTCCATATTTTTCATAACTTCTTTTGTGCCATATCCAGATACCATACTGTCTAATCGCATACTAATAAGTTGTTCACTAAGCGCTAAACTAATATAAACAGTATTTAAACCTGCTAATACCCAGATTACACCAAAGTTCTGTAAAAATAAACTCTTACCTGCTCCTGATCCACCAGCAAAAATAGTCATCTCGCCTCTGTTCATACCGCCATATAATTTGTGATCTATTCCTTTCCAGCCTGTGCTAATTGCTCCACTCTGATCTTTAATCCATTGTAATCTTTCTTTAGGATTTTCAAAGTAATCTAACCCTAAATCTTTAACAAGTCCTACCTGACTTGCATCCTTAATTTTAGTTTCTACAGCACCATAGTCTTGATTCTCTAATAAATCTGTGCTTTCAATAATTGCTTTCTCTAATGCTTTGTGCCTACAAAAAGTTTCAAACTCTCTTAAAAACCAATCATGATGATCTGATGTAATATTTTCTATAGGCTCAATACTAACACCACTTGCCGCACTTACTTGTTCTGGCGTAGGAATAGCATTAAAGTCTGTTGCATGGCTCTGAAATAATTTTACTGCTGATCTATATTTCATATTAAAATAGTCAGGCTCAACTATATTCGCACACCTACTAAACAAATCAGGATCACTGATCAAAAACTTTAAAAATAGTTCTTGCGTTTCTTCGTTATAGTTTTGTAAATCACTCATAATTTTCTATCTCATTTAATATATATCTTGCGAACAACTTATGTCCTGCTTCGTTTGGATGGCTATCGCTTGTACTAATAATATTATTTCCAGCAATAATACTAATAGGCTTAACAAAATGTCCTGGTGTTATTATGTCTACGTTATTATTGTGTGGCATACATCTGGAACTCATGCCAGTAAACAAATATTTAACATCGTTTTGATTAAAGTATGCTATTGCAGTATTTAATAAATTATATGTTTCCTGTTCTACAGTTTTTATTGTTCTGTGTAATAGCGAATGTTTAATAAAGTTTTTTACCTTTTCATTTAATTCTGTTTGATCTATATCACTTCTGTTGTAAGATCTATCATCTAAAACAACATTGTCCTTACACATTCCTATCCAGGTATCAAACTCTGCATCATACCATTCATCTCTAAACCAATCAGATAATTGTATAACAAAAAATGTATCATGATATGCATGAGTTTCTATATACTCCAGTGTACGCCTTAGTATTCTTTTATTACTGCTACCTATCCAACTTTCATTTATAATGTCATAACCTTCCATAAAATCAGGCCATGCAGACTTATTTTCAAAAGTATTACCGTAACTAAAACTACAACCGTTTACATACAATTTCATATCATCTTTGCCTTTACTTCTATTTTAAGTTTATTATCTGTTGCATGTTTAATAATACTGCTTACAGTCGCCAATCTGCCATAATGCTGTACGGCATCTGCGGCATCTTTTACATCTACATGCCAAGGCGGGAAACTTACTTCCCACCCTAGTTCAGCGGCCTGCAACATTAATTCTATTCCTGCTTTATCTCTATCAGGACATACTATTATTCTTTTTCCTAACTTTTCTATTAAGTGTGCTTGTTCTGGACCTACACTATTACCTTGTATTGCAATACCATCTACAAGTATTGCATCAAATACACCCTCAGTTACAATAACAATTTCTCTTTTACTGTCTGCAAATCTATCTATATTAAAAACATATCCTGGTTGCATTTTATGTAAGTACTTGGGCGTTTGCTTGTCAGGAGGGCTTATATGCCTTCCTGTCCAACCTACTAGCTCATTGTTATATGTAAAAGGGACTACTAATCTCTGCTTATATAACTTGTCTTCAAAGTATAGCAGTGGATATAGACCAAGTAGTCCTCTTTTGATTGCGTACTGTTTTACAGCATGTTCATCTGGTAAATCATCTACAATAGTTGCTGTATCTGGCATCGTTTCTGTTTTAAATTTTTGCAAGTTGTATACATAATCTGTAGCACTTTCTGTTTCTAAATCTTCCGCATACTTTAATAAATCTATTGTTACTTTGTGTATTTCCTGCTGATCCGCTCCTAATATTGTTGCTAAGTCTTTATATTTCTTTCCTAGTGTTGGATTAGGCTCCCAACCAGTAGTATAGCCACAATTAAAACAATTATAGGATATTTTTGCACCAGTTGTAATTAAGCCACCACGTTTCCTTTTATCACTACACATTGGACAATCCATAGTGTTCCAGCCACTAGGTGTTTTACTAGTTCTTATTGGAAGATTATCCAAAAGGAGACGGTGCACCTTTTCTACTAAAAAGTCTATATCCATGCATTAATTATACATGAAAAACTATTAAAAGTCAATTAGTTTCTTAGTTGCACTAAAGAAATATTTCCTGCTGTTGGTTCGCTCATTACTCTGATATAATTAGCATTTACTTGGAATGTACTGTGATATATTGTTGAGTTAGATGTTAATGAAACATCTTTTTCTATATTAAACCAATCACTGCTGTTGTTAGCAGTATCAGGTGTATTTTCAACACAACTTGCTTGTATAGAAAACTTTCCTGTAAATGCATCTGGATGAATAGCAATACTGTGTAAACATGATGTAAAGTTTCTTGATTGATTACCTTTTAATGCAGATGTCACAAAAACATTACCTTCATCACCATTATTTGTATTAGTTACCTGCATTTGTTGAGCTACATTAGATGTTTGAGTTTCAACTGGTGTCTTTTTAGTTTGATCTTTTACTTCTATATCAAACTTAATGTTATTATTTTGATCTGCAAACACAGGTAGCTCTAAACTGTCTGAAGTTTCTCTAGTTACATATAACTGATATAAGCCTGCTTGTAAATTTGTTAAATCACCTTCTGCCATATTAAGTTTTACTTGTCCAGTAGTTCCTGTATGTTCTAACAATCTGGAAAATATTCTCTTTCCTGTATAAGGATGAATTAAAGTACCTCTTAATAAATCTGAGTTTACATTTTGTAGTTTTCTGTCTTTATTTCTTATGCTAAAAGTTATCTCATTAGACAAGCCTTTATGTGCTGTTAGTTTTTTATTATTCATAGGTCTGTTATCCACATATAATCCATCCGAGTCGATCACAAGATCAACTACGTCTTCGTATAAAAATAATTTGTGATCTCCGTAACTCATATAGTTATTTACTCTTTATATTGTAGTATTTATCATAATGGAACATAAATAACATTGTGGAGAAAGAAAAACTTATATCAGAGGCACAAGAACGTTATCCATTCCTTACTGGCATCACATATGGTGGTAATGAGTATGTAGGCATAGTAGTGAATCACGACAATGCTATTTGTACATTTTATGATATAAGTAAAATGCCATCTATAGAAGTAAAACGTAAGTTTTTAGAATACGGTGATATGTGGTGGTGGGAAAGCAATAGACAATTACCAATAGATATCTTTTTAAACCACGAAATGAAGGAATTTGTTCCTTTCCTATCTACATTCGTAATGAAAGATGTAGAAGTTTTATTTGGACCTATGACGTCTTTACAGAATTTAATTAAAAAAAGAATTAAAAGACGTGGTATTCAACTAGTTCGTAAAACTGATTAACCTTCGCAAATTAAATTTAATTGTACAATAATTGCTAGAGCATAGCCATAACTGTGGCTCTTTTTAAAGAAGTAACTGTTATCATTAGGCTTGACCCAAACATCTGCTTCTATTTGCTCCCAACTTTTACCAATAAGATGCCTTTTGCCAGGTCTTATTATAGCAAGTATCATTGCTAACTGTTCTAAACTTGTAGGAGGATGTTGTTTAATAATATCATAATGATTACTGATATGAAATAATTGCCCTACAACTTCTTTATGTTCGAATAGTTCCCACATAGGTTCTGTTGCAATAAGTTTATCTAAATGTACCTCATCTTTAATACCTGTGTATATGTGGTTGTTTAAAAAGTCTACTTTAAACCAACCTTCTT